CTTTGTATATAGTTCGATATCCACATCCGTTACCTTCTGATATACTTTCCCATCAGCTTTAAAATTGTCTGTGCTGATTTCTAAATAGCAGATGTATGGTAATGGAGGAACTTGCCCTTTTTCAAAGTGTGAATAAGTGACAGGCAAGCCAACTCGCCTTAGAAGTAAATACAATTCACTCAGTTTCATCAGCCTTGCACCGCCCTTTCTACACGTTCTATAAATTCATCAATAGCCTTGTTTTCTACTGGTGCAATATGAACCTTTGCACCGACACGTCCACCGTTTACCTTGGCATGTCCTTTTTCTAATAAATGCGTAAGGCGATAGTGTTTTTTATTATGAATAATCCACTTATTGCCCTTTTTCGTTTTAGCCCAACTCTTAGCATACTTGCCGGTTCTTTCGGGGCTTGATTGCTTTAGTTCGTTTACCGCATCTGTTGCCACTTCTTCAGCAGCTCCATCAACTTCTTCTTGAACTTCATTTGTGTATTGTCTTAAAGCCCTTGTTATCTCATTAGCCAAACTATTAATATCAGCCATAATCAAACACCGGCTTTCTCTTCGCAATAAAGTTCAATTTTCTCGTTTTCTGTCTGATAAGTACGATAGATTGAATAAATCTTATCATTGTACTTCAGTTTCATTTCTTCCTGGTAATCGCCACTGTGGACGATTAACTTCTTTGTCGCTTTAATCCCCGCTTGTCCTGCTGCAAAGAACTCCGATTGAGCAATACCTTTCTCGTTGCAATAAACCATGCGTGAGTAACTTTCATTCATATGCTTTTGTCCTAGTTCATCCTCGGTTATAGTGACGACTGGAAAAAACAATACATTACTGAACATTGTAATCACCACATAGAGCCAAGCTTATTTTTAAGCTATCGTATGATCTTTGGTATTTCTCAGAGTCGGCATTACCTAAACCAAAATTCGCTTTACAGTACAACTTTACAGCCTGTAGGATTAAAGGGTCATTTTCATTTATCACTTGTACACCTGAAATAGATAAGTCAATCTTGCAACTATCAATTAAGTCTGCTATTTCATCATCTAAATGAGTGTGCGTGATTCGTAACGCTTCTTTTACTTTCGTTAACATGGCTTATTCACTCGCTTTCTTACGAGTTCGTTTCACCGTTTTCTTTTCTTCTTCTTTTTCTAAGGTGGATAACTCTTCATTCGCTTTAATAAAGCCCAAATTTTCAAGTTCTTTCACCCTATCAAGTTTCATAGACTTGTAGAAAGAACCAGCCGCAAAATATGCAGCCGATTCCTTGCAAACAAAATCAACTAATACTAAGTGATTCATTTAGTTCACTTCCTTAAGCTGAAGGAGCAATAATAGAGAATGCTTTTTCGTTTGTTACGTTACCATCTACGATAGTGTAAGCAGAGAAACCAACTTTACGTGCTTTAATATCACGTACAGACTCAACAGATAAAGCTTCATTTGTGTTAACTACATAGCCTTTAGCGTTACCGATGATTACAGTGCCAGCAGGAACAGCGCTATCAACTTTAACTGGGAATCCTAAGATACGACCAACACCGCCTGCAACAACATCAGCAACAAATAGAGGACGTCCGTTTAAATCCATAATGTTAGCTAGGTTATTCCAAACTGTAGCATTAGAAGCGTAAATAACAGCACCTGGAACGTGTTTAGCGCCTAATTTAGAAACAGCAGTTGTAATATCTTTGTAAGCAATGCCAGTTTCAGCCGTGTAAGTAGTACGTTGAGCAGTAACAGAAGTTAATGCAGTTAATACACCAGTCATTTCTTTAACACCAGTACCGCTAATAGCTTGACGTCCTAGTTCAGCCCCTACACGATCAACAATTTCACCTTTTAGGTATTCAAGGAATGCACCAATTGACATACTTTCTAGTTTGAAAGATACTTCAACGTATTTAGCAACTTCTTTACCGCCAAGAGCGATTTCAACGAAAGCGTTTTTCTCTACTGCTGTAGCTGTAGCTTCATCATAACCTACTGCATCACCTGCTGTAATTGCTGTATGTTTAGGAAGTTTAAGTAATCCAGTTACTTGGAACTTACGAGCATCAGCGAAAAACGGTGCTTGTGCTTCGATATCAGAAATGATTTCGTTTAAAGTAGTTGTTGGGATAACAACACCAGTATTTAAAGTAGTGTGGTTATTCATTTCCATGAAAGTGCTGTTTTCTTCAGGTGTTAATTCTTGCCCCATTAGCGTTTTAGCAAATGCATTTTTATAAAGTGATTCAGTTGATAGAACTTTTGTGATATTTTCCATTGTCTTTGCTCCTTCTACTTGTACATTTTTATTTTCTAAGTCTAGAATTTTATTATTCTCTTGCATTGCTTTTAAGTTAGCATTAGCAAGTTTAGCAGCCTCAATTTTGTTATCTAATTCTTTTACTTGCTCTTCAATTGCGTTAAATTCTTCTAAGTTGCCCTCGTTTACTAAAATTTCAGCATTTGAAAGCAATTCAGAACGTTTATTCAACATTTCTTTAATATCCATTTGTTTCACCTCTTAATTTCATAATTTTTAATTTTGCTTGCATTGTTTCAAGTTGCTTGTTACTCGCTTCTTGCTTCTCTTTTTCCATTAATTCTGAAACCTTAGAAATGATTTCATCATTAAGGATCATACCGCCAAAGTTAGCGACTAAAGGAGAACTCAATTTGTTGTTATCATCAAACATAATTTCATCTACAAAGCCATGCTCTAAAGCTGTATTAGCATTGAACCATGTTTCTTTATCCATCAAGGCTTGTAATTCTTCATCAGACTTATTAAGCTTTGTTTTATAAGCATTTATGATTGATTGATTAGCAGACTTTAAAGCATCAGCCATACTTTCAAAATCTCTATAATCCCCACTACCTGAAGTAGAAACATTATGAATCATCATTTGAGCAGTAGGCGATATTAAAACCTTGTCTCCTGCCATTGCAATAAAAGAAGCAGCAGAAGCAGCGAGGCTAACGATCTTAACAGTAACATGGCCCTTATAACTCTTTAACGCTGTATAAATCTCTGAACCAGCGAAAACATCACCACCGCCTGAGTTAATAAGTACCTCTACATCTTCATTAGAAGTCGGTAAAGATTGCATAACCACTTTTGGTGCTGTCGCTTCCATTCCTAGATAATCGTAAACGTCATATAAGTTATTACTTACAATGGTTCCTTTAATGTTTATAGTTTTCATCTATTCACCTCCTTTCGATGGTGAAACTGGTGCGGTATCTAGTCTTAATAACGCTCTGTCTCCACCTTCAATTGGTGCTAGGTTTAAAACAGATCGCCATTCATTAGGTGTTAACGCTCCTCTGTCTACCATTTGTACTAGTTGTAACTTAGTTTGCATACTAGCGAAAGACAAGTTGCTAGATTCAAATACAATTTTGTTTCCAAACGCTCTTTCTTTTCTGCTAAATAGTGTTCTAGTGAATAAGTTTGATAGCTGAACAACATCAGGCTCAATTACACTTTCGTAATAGGCGATCCATTCATCCTCTGTATAGCTAGAATTAATAATCTTTTCATTCGTATTGAAATATGAGTGGATACGTTTGATTGTATTAGTAATTTGTCCTTCATTCGGAACATAGTCTTTAGGATCAATTTGTTGTGCTTCCATTTTGGCATCTGTCGCTGCTGCTCCAATTGATTCACTCTCACTAGAAAGAAAATCATCGACAAACTGCTTAGATTGTTTCTTTAAATCTTCAGGTCTTAAAGTCTGATTGAATTTAAGCAACCAACGGATCACATTAGAATTTTTAATTGCCTTAACTATGCCCTGGTCAACAGTTGAAACAATCTCCATTAACTGAGATAACGCTTCACCGTTGCTTTCTCCGAAAAAGTCATTCTCATTATAGTCTTTCCCTAAATGCATAACGTCTTCTCTTTTGAAAGTAACACGCTTGCCACCTTTTAAATCAAAACGATAGTATAAGTAACCGCTATTATCAGTTAGCATTTCTACTGAAGATGAATTAATAGGATATAAAGCAATCGGATAGCCGTATTCATCACGCTCTACATAAATAAAAGCGTTATTATTCAACTCTAGATAAGTGACTGTTCTCTCTAATAGCTGTTGCATAGTCATATAAGGGTTAGGTTCTTCTAAAAGGAACCGCATGTAAGGCTCAGGATTGACTTTTAAGCCGTTTTTATCTTCCCTGATGTGTTTAGCTATTGTTTTCCCTATTGCCCTTACTTTCGGACGTATTGCACTTCTAA